TATTGTCTAAGAACTTCAACCTTCTTATCCTTTGTCTTTGCATTATGCACTTTCTTTAGAACCTCAGAAAGTAGAGGTGTATATGTGTCTCTTACCATATTAAAAGTCTCCAATGTCATTCATAAGATTTTTCAATCTATTTTTTATAAAATAATTTAGTAGTTTTGATCTTTCACCTATCGGGGGCTTCTCAAACTCTTCAAGAATCCTCTCCTTCAAGTCACTTGGAATGCAATCCAAATCAATCAAAGTTTTGTTGCGTTGATAATTTCTCATCATTTCCTCTGTGCAAAAATCTTCTGGTTCAAGGTCAACCCAAGTCTCCAGTTTTTTCTTTGCAATCGGTCGTTGACGCAACTCATCTACAAACGTATTGTCTGATGATAAGAAGTTTGGAACTCCATCACTTCTATCACCTTTCAATATATGTTCCTTTATATATAGGTGAGGGTCAGTCCCATTGAGAAATTTCTTCTGAACTGGTGAATATTGTTTTACAAAGTTGTGTTTATGCAACTGTATAAAGTCCTTATCACCAGAAAGAACTAGAACCTTTTCATATGCATTTGGTGTTTTAGAAATATGCTCAACAACAGCAGCAATACAATCGTCTGCTTCTGCACCCTCTACTTCTAAAACTTTATATGGAAAGTTGTCTCTAATCTCATCACGAATATTGTTCAGAGTTTCAAAGATTAGATTCCAATCGAGGCCTGAGGATTCTCTATCCTTCTTTCGATTGGATTTGTAATTGGGGAAGTAATCTCTTCTCCAATATTTTTTGCTATCATAACAAAGAACCAGTTCACCATATTCTTCAAAAAACCTAGAACGATACATTCTAAGAGAATTCAAAACCATATGACGAACCATATCTCCATCGACATCATTTTGTTTTTTAGAACCAATTTGCATCATAAGATTACTGATGGTGACTTGGTTCATGTCCACTAAAATCATAGTTTATCACCTTTTTTCATAGTATTATATATTATCCTAAAATAGAATGAATGTCAATAGATTTTGGAGCGGGCAAGGAGAATCGAACTCCTGTCATCAGATTGGAAATCTGAGGTAATACCATTATACGATGCCCGCATTATTTACGTTGTGCCCTTATACACACCACTTGATTATTTGGTTTAGGAAAACCATTCACTCTTCCAATCTTCCCAACCACGAGTTCTCTTTTTTGTAAGCATTGTTCCATACTATAATACTTACCATAAACTTCTGAATTAACCATTGGAGTCGAACTAGAGCCCCAAACTAATTGCACTACTACTAATATCCACATATATTTTAACCTTATGGTGCTCCCACACAGAATCGAACTGCGAACTGATGATTACAAATCAACTGTTATACCGTTTAACTATAGGAGCGTTATTCTTCATCAGTATCATCTTCTAACAAACTATCAACAACATCTTCCATGAGATCAACATCAATTCTAGTAACTAACTGTCCATCTTCTTTTGTTGTCGAAACAAATAAGTCCACAACATCTTGCATGGGATGAGGCATATCCATATCCCTATAAATTGTAGACTTCACCAACTCAATCAAAAATCCAACATCACGAATAAATCCTTTATCATTAGTAGATACACCATTCTCTGTCAGATTATGGATAAGGTTTACTACAAGTCCCTCTGTTAAGTGATCTGCAAACATGATGGACTCTCGTAGTTCCATATCCGTATTATCAATTATAATTTCTTTCTGAGGTTTCGTTTTCAGTGGAAACTGAATTACTTTACCCTTTTCTGGATCGGCCATGACGTTCTTCCTCTTCCATCTCTCTTGTCCATTCACACCCAATATCTGGATACCACGTTCCAACACTTCTCTTTGGTGTGCCATCTGGATGGTAGGCCATAACCAAACAAACATTCTTTGTTTTGTTTTGTTGATACTCACCCCAAAACAAATCTAACCAAACGCCATCTCTTAGGTATCTTTCCATGTTACGAATATACCCTTCAATAGACGCCACTTTTGCAATCGAACCCTTTACATTTGCTCTTTTGGCAGCACGTTCTGCGGCAAGCAAACCTTTCTGAGTTTTAATCCATTTCTTCACTTTAAGATGATGCCAAGGATCATCTTCACCTCGTTCCAAAACTGAGGGATGGATTGATTTATATTCTGGGGGATTTTCTTTTAATCTTTTTTCACGAGCCTTAGCAAGACGTTCAGCAGCAGCGACTTTCTGCTCTTCTGACATAGGTTTCCTACGTTTTTTCTGCTTTGGAATAGTTGTATCACTTTCAACTCTAATATTTCGTCTTGCCATAATCTCACCATTTGTCTAGTAACCAAGTTCTTCTTTACGTTTCTGCATCTTTCTTTTATATCGTCTAGTTGCAGCGTCTTTTGCTTTTCTACGTTTAGTTCCTTTTGACTCAAAAAAGGTTCTTTCTCGTAGTTCTTGAAAAAACCCATCTTTTACGAGTTTCTTCTTTAATACCCTTAATGCCTTATTGACATCATTATCACGAACCATTACAGTCATTCCTTGTGGGAATTCGTCTCTGTTACGATTGTTGTATTTGTTCCTTCTATTATTATACTTATTATACATTATATCCTCATAGTTAGTAGTTGGCCTGCCCTGAGGGAGTCGAACCCCCGACCCACGGCTTAGAAGGCCGTTGCTCTATCCAGCTGAGCTAAGGGCAGATAACTTAACCCAACTAGTTTTTGTTAAATCTCAAACGATAATATCTACCGTTCTCGAAAAACTCAATCACACTATAATCATACACTTCATAACTTTCAGTAGTGTATGTTGTGTTATTAGAACATCTCTGTTCTTGTCGATAACCAACCACTCCTTGGTTTTTCTTGTTACCGTGAGCATTACCCAGCAAACCACCGATAACTGCACCAGCAGCACCACCGTTACGTTCACCTTTAATGTTGTTCCCAATAACCCCACCAATGATTGCACCAGTGAGAATATCACCAGTATTATCATGTCCAGTAGAACCATAGATTGGAACATCCACATTAGAACATACCTGTTGAGTATGTGGGATGTTTTTTGTTACCATTTTTGTGTAGTCTGTCACTTTTACATTATCTGCGGCAAACACAGGGCCTGCAATCAGAGATGCAAGTGCTACACCAATTAGCGTCTTTTTCATAATTACTCCTTTACTTCCATTACAAATTCACCAGTTCCAAACAACTCAAACCCACCGTTTGGAGCCTTCGTAATCTTTACATAAGTTTCCAGAACTTCACACATTATCTTTGCGGCACCAATGGCCTCTTCGATAGTCTCATATATTACGATTTTCATTACAATCTCTTTTTTCACGTTACTTTACACAATATCATACTTACCACCACTTGTCAATAGAAATAAGCTCTTTATCGCCATTTTTTAGCGTCTTTACTTTAATGAACCTTTGTTTCTCCAATGAGTCTAAAGTTCTTTCAATAATATCTTCTACCTGTTCTTTCCTTCCAATATATTTTCCAATATAAAAGGAACAAGCAAGTAATGCTGTCGCCAAAATGGCGTGTTCTAAACCTGTCATTTTTCTACCTCTCTAAGATAACGTAGTCGCCAAAGTATTTATCAAACACTGAGACAAGGTTTTCATAATCACCACTTGTCATTTCTTCAACGATACTGGAGCCATCGAAACCTAACTGTTTCGCAAAACTAGTTGCACGAGCCATTAGGGAAAAAGCATTTCCCTCTGGGCCAGTTAAGTCGATGACAATCTCACTAGGCGGCAATTTCTTGCGTATCATTTGCCATCTCCTTTTCCATATCATATTCAAATTTACGAACTATGTCCTTCTTCTCAATGAGAAGTTTCTCTACTGCCCACAGAGCAGCATACTTCTCATCAGAAGCACCCTCGTTCATTGCAATCACAAGATTCTCTAGAACCTCAATATCACGAATCACATCATTCATCTTAAGCGGCCTCCAACCATTCTTTATAAGTTACAATATTTTCCAACTTCTTCACAAGTTCCCTACCATAATCTGTAAACAGAATATTGTAGTCATAAACCCAACCTTCCACATCTTGTATGTGGTAGAACTCTTGTCCAGCAGTCAACCAACGCAATGCAGTTTCTTCATCACCAGCACCCAAGGCGATAGTTTTCTGAACAAGTTCTTTGAACTCTTCTACTTGTTCAGCATAGAACTTCTGTTCCCTCTCATACTCTTCATTAGCGACTTTGCAGAGATGTTCATACTCATCTTTGAGTTCTTCATCAGTCATGTTGTCGAAATCATAATGACGACCTTTCACACCATATGCATCCTTGTGTGTTTCATACACAGACATTTCCAGCATATAACGATCATACTGGGCAGGAGTGGTAATACCATACTCTTTCCAGTGTTCTAAATCGGTAGTAACCATACCAGCCCAACTGCCTGGATTTGCATCAATCCACTCTTGGGTTTTGGCATTGATTGCCTCGATATGTTTTACTAAGTCATTCATAATTTCACCTCATTTCTCACTATACTTACATTATATGTTATCAGAACAACAATGTCAAGCACTTTTTGGCATTTATTCCACACGATCATGGATAGGAACAGCACCATAAAAGTGAACACCTAACATCTCTTCGATTTTATCACTAAACCGTGAATCAGATGTTGCGGCATAGTTGCCACCCATCATAGTCTGTTTACCCTCTGCTTCCTCTGGAATCACTTTCACAGAAGAACCGAAACCGAAAGTCTGTTTTACCAGTTTTGCGGCAGGGTAATCATCAGATGGATCGAAAGGCCCATCCACATTTGTCAAACAAAGTCCTTTGATGTTGCGTGATGAAACACCACCGTTTGTGCAATCATACTTGCCGTTCTTATATACATCTACTAACAATCCCATAATATTCTCCTTAGTTAATCCACTCTAGGCGGTTGTCTTCAAGGATGATGTCACGAACTCTTTCTCTGTCGAGTGAGTCACCACCACCCCATGTCATTTCATCGTTTAGAGATGCAATGTATTTCTTAGTAGCATTCAAAACCATTCTATTAGTCATACCTTTAATTGGGTAGATACCAGATTTTGCATTGTAGAATGAATCTACATATGAAACGAAATCACAGATTTCTGAAACGATTTCATCAACATTTGAAACGATTTTATTCATAATTTACCTCTTTTCTCACTTTCTATATTCATTATATGTTATCAGAACAAGTTTGTCAAGCACTTTTTGGCGATTTATTACACCCGCCCCTTTGCATATCCAGCATTTTTCAAAGTTGTTGATTTTGCCTGTGTCCACTTAGAGAAAGACTTGGACGAAGCAGTTTTACCGTAGTTATAGGTCAGTTGCTTCAACTTTTTTTGTGGTTTACCAACTGTGATAACACCACCATTTTTGATCCATTCGATTTGTTCTTTAGAGTAGTTCATCATCATTCTCCCTTAGTAAGTCTTTGTCATTTCGATTAACTTGAAACCTTCTTCCATCAGAATCCGAGCATCGTCATCATCTTCAAAACCATACTCAGTGGCAAAGTCCATGCTGCTGGTGGTGTAGATGGTGTCGTTGTCAGTGTCGATACCGTAGGTATCCATCACATATTTGAAGGTTTTTGCAGTCTGGATATTTCCAGCAATCAAGTTTCCAGCACCCAAGAAAATCTCAAGGCCACCGTTGTTAGCACCGATAAAAACTGTTCTGTCTGTCATTTGAAGTCCTCTCTTTCAACTCATCTTACATATACAATATACACCTGTTTTAAGAACAAGTCAAGAAAAAACGGCTAAAAAAAGCCCTTGAAAATCAAGGGCTTGCCATTTTTTTGAAATTATTTTCAACTCGAGCGGGAATATATTTCTATTTTTTACGAAAAAGTCGGATTATAGTCCCTATCGGGATGATTAGATTAGATAACCTTTTCTTTGTAATTCTCTTTGTCGTCTCTCCAAATCAACATGGTCTGTTGACTTGGCAAGGTATTCCTCTTCCCACCGGCGTTGTCTGGTGTAAGAGTCCACGCAAAAAGTATTATAGAGGTAAGTAAGGAAACTTTTCATTTCTTCTTTGCAACCTCTAACATGAGGTGTTTTGCTTCTTCATAGTATCCCATTTGTGCAAGTTGACTTGCCGCACGAGAAGCACCCATAATTTCAAAAGTTGTAATTATCTTATCAAAAATTACGGA